GATGCCCCAACATAAACATCTTCAATTAAATAAACTCCAGAAACCTTTCTTTTAGTTTCAGGATAATTAACAAAATTAATTTTAAATTTCCAATGGTCTTTAAACATGATGTAAAAAAAATAAGCCCAATAGGTAGGACTCTATCGGGCTCAATGAGGTAAATGATTTTGGTAAAGCACGAAAATACAGATGGTTTTTATTGTTTGGAATTTGACAAAGGATTCTACCAAAAAACCAAAGATACCATTTGGCAATTCAAATTCTGTTTTGATACAAAGCAATACCACTTTTCACCCATAGAAGGCGAATTGTTAGCCTTCGCATTTGTTGACGATTTGCCTTTAATGAGGATTTTTAATGAGGATGAGGAAATGTAAATAAATTTGTTATCTTTGTGTATCCTTTGGACGGAGTGATAGCTATCCAAAGGAACATGAAGCAAATCTTTGTTTCACCCTAAGCCAGTAGTCTATCACCTACTGGCTTTTTTTTTCTTATCATGCAAATATTACAGGAACTTGAAAGCCTTATCCCTCCATTATCAAACGAGGAATTTAAGCAGCTTGAACGCAATATTCTTGAAGAAGGAATAAGAGAGCCATTAATAACATGGAATGGTATTTTGATTGATGGTCACAATCGATATAGGATTGCGCAAGAACATGACATAAATTATGAAACAATTGAAAAGGAGTTTGATAATATTTTTTTTGTTAAAGTATGGATGATTTATAACCAATTTGGGAGACGTAATTTATCTAATTATCAAAGAAGCGTTTTAGCCTTGGAACTTGAAGATGTATTTAAAGAAAAGGCAAAGGAGAGACAAATTAGAAAACCAGAATCTGTTATTCAGATATCTGAACAACAAAATTCAATTGTTTCTATAAAAGAAGTTGCTAAACTTGCCAATGTTTCACACGACACAATAGCCAAAGTTAAAAAGATTGAAGCCAATGCCACACCAGAAGTAAAGGAAAAGCTGAACACTGGAACAATGTCAATCAATGAGGCATACAAGGAAATAAAGAAGGAGGAAGTAGAAACAAAAAGGAAAGAAATTAGAGAGACATTTGAAAAACAAGATGTAGAAGTTAAGGATAAAAAATATAGAATAATTTATGCAGACCCACCATGGAAGTATGGCAATGCAATGCCGGAATATGTTACAGAGCCACAGGATTACTATTTACTAATGAACACAGAAGATATATGTGCAATGCCTATAAAAGATATTACCGAAAAAGATGCAGTTTTATTTTTATGGAGTACTTCGCCACATTTACCGGAAGCATTGGAAGTAGCTAAAGCATGGGGATTTACCTATAAGACTACATTTATTTGGGATAAGATAAAGCATAACATGGGGCACTATAATAGTGTAAGACATGAAATATTATTAGTATGCACTAAAGGAGCTTGTACTCCAGACGTAAAAAGATTATTTGACAGTGTAGTAAGCGAAGAAAGGACAGAGCATTCTAAGAAGCCCAATGTGTTTAGAGAAATTATAGAAACTATCTATACTTATGGTAATAAGATAGAATTATTTGCAAGAGAAAGTCCTGAAGGATGGGATGTATTTGGCAACCAAACTAATAAATAATATGTACGAAGGCAATAATAAGCATAAAGATTCTATGGAAGTAGGTCACCAATTTCAAGATTTTATAATTAATCAGTTTATTATAAAATATGGAATTGTTATTTCTATTTATTCAAGTAGAAAATATCAATTTGATATTGGTGAAAGTAGGCAAGGTTTTGAAATTAAATACGATGCCAGAAGTACTGGAGATAGTACTCATGTAAAATGCACACCAACAAATTTAGTTGCAATAGAGGTATATGAAAAAACTAATGCAAATAATACAGATTGGGTTAAGTCAGGTATTTTAAGGGATGACAATACTACTTTTTACATAATTGGAAATTACCATAAAGCATGGTGGATAGAAAAGAAAATACTGCAACAAGTTTACAATCTTGAAAAATACGAAGTAAAACAAACAAGAGATACTATTAAGTCTTTATTAATTCCCATAGATTATATGGATGCAATAAGTATAGACACATTAATATTTAATAGTAATTTAGGAAGACAATCAAAATTAGGATTATGATAAACATAGATACAAGACTATTAAATCAGGTAACACCCGACCAACTTTACTTACTATGCCAAATAGTTAATTTTATGAATGAAAATAAAATGTGTTTTCCTTCAAACAAAAAATTAATAATGCACAGTAAATTCTCAGAATCTAAAATTTTAAGAGTTAAAAATGAATTGGTAGCTAAAAAGATTATAAGCGTTAAGCAAAGATTTAGAGCAGATGGCAGCCAAACAAGTAACCTTTATAGGATAGAATCAGAATTTATTGGTGTGTTTGTAACAGGTAAAAATATGTCAAATATGGATACCTCCCCATTTACTGATGAAGAGGGGGACACCTTCACCCATGAAGGGGGGACACCTTCAAGAGAAAAGGGGCTTGAAGTATTAGCCAGTAGAAGAGTTAATAACAAAGAAGTATTAGAAGGTTGTGAAAATGATTTTTCACTCCCCTCTTCCGATGCTTACATTGTTAACCCTTTCCTTCGGCAAAGTATCCATGATGCTCTGAACACTGACTCTGATCCAAAAGAAAATTTTGCGTCAAAAGAAAAGGTAGCCGACCGCCTCCCCTCCGAAACCTACCTCTGCTTCTCCGCCTTCGCCTCTACTTATGAACGCCTTGCCGGTGTTACCTATCCCTCTGACAAGGGAAATTACATAATGACAGCTAAAGATGGTGCTAACTGTAAAAAGTTAATAACATGGCTAAAGAAGGTAAGTGCCAGCGAGCAGGCTCCGGAAGAGATGGTGCAAATGTTTACCACGGCAGCATGGCAGATAAGCGACAAATGGCTAAAGGCTAATTTTACTATAAGCAACATTTACTCCCAGGCAAATAATATCTACACTAAATTTTTATATGCCAGTCCAATTGCACAAGAAAAGCGAAGGCAGCAAGATATTGATAAACTTGTAAATGAATTTACGATATGAAGTATATAAGCGAGGTAACAAATGAGGATTGTATGGAAGGCATGGCAAGGTATCCTGACAAGTACTTTGATTTGGCGATTGTTGACCCGCCTTATGGGATTAAAGTTTTTCAACGTATTTATAAAGGTAGAGCTAATTATATTAATCCTAAAGATAAACATGGAGTTAAAAAAGCAAATCACAATATAAAACAATGGGATAATGAAAGACCAAATCAAGAATATTGGAATGAGTTATTTAGAGTTAGTAAAAATCAAATTGTTTGGGGAGCAAATTATTTTACCGATTATTTGCCAGTTTCAAGAGGCTGGATATTTTGGGATAAAGATGTAAATGGTGATTTTTCAAAAGGTGAATTAGCATGGACTTCATTTGACTTTGCTTTAAAAAAAGTTTTGTACGTATGGGATGGAATGAGACAAGGACAGCAATTAAATAAAACTCCTTGTAAAGGTGGAAGTTGGAAGCAAGGAAATCCATGCGGATTAGAAAAAAGAAATCATCCAACTCAAAAACCAGTTCTTTTATATAATTGGATTATAAATGAATTTGCAAAGCAAGGCGATAAAATACTTGATACACATTTAGGAAGTGGCAGCAGCCGCATTGCAGCCTATGAAATGGGTTACGATTTTACGGCTTTTGAATTGGATGCAGATTATTTTGAGGCACAGGAAAAACGATATAAAAACCATATTGCACAATTAAAGTTAGAATTATGACACCAAAAGAAAAAGCAAATCAATTAGTAGATAATTATTGGTTAATGGATAAAATAAATCCATCTTTATCTAAAGAACAGGCCAAACAATGCGCGTTGATTGCCGTGGATGAAATAATAAATTCAAGCCCATCAGAACCAAACTTTGCTGATTGGGATGATTGTGGCGGAGTAGATAGATACTACCACGATGCTCAAATAACTCACGCACTTCATTTTTGGCAAGAAGTTAAAAAAGAAATACAAAACCTATGACACCGAAAGAAAAAGCGCAGGAGTTAGTTGATAAGTTTAGAACTGAAATACTATCATTTTTAGGCGATAGAATAAAAGACGAAAATGCAAAAAGATGCGCCTTGGTTGCCGTGGATGAGTTAATAAAAATCCATTATCTTTTAACGACTACACACGACACATCTCCTTCTATTAATTACTGGAAAGAAGTAAAAAAAGAAATACAAAACCTATGACCCCGAAAGAAAAAGCAAACGAATTATTCACCCATTACCACAACCTTATCCAGGATATTGGCGGAGAACTTGGACAGGAGATCCTAGTATCTATCCTGGCAAAACAATGCGCTCTGTTTGCAGCAAGGGAAGTATTAGATAATGATTTAAATAGTGAAGTTTATTATTTTTGGGAAGAGGTTGAACACGAAATAGAGAGCTATGAAGAGTAGAGAAGAATATAACGCATACATGAAAGCGTATCAGCAAAATAAGCGCAATGAAATGACATACGAGGAATGGAGAGCATTTAGAGACAAAAATAACGCTTACAAAAGAAAGAAATACGCTGAACGCACACCAGAGCAGATTGAAAAACACAAGGAATATCAGCGAAATAAACAAAAATTGTATTACTTTTTAAAAAAACAAGGCAGATGAAGTACACAGAACTACCGGAAGAAAAAAGAGAAAAGTTAAAGCAGTATCAACGAGATTATCAAAAGAATAAACGCGCAAACATGACAGAGGAAGAAAGGCAAAAGAAGCGCGAATATCTGCAAAAGTACAGAGAGGTTAATAGAGAGAAAATAAACAATTATGCTTCAAACTGGAAATATAATCAATCAGCAGAAGGAGCAGAAAGAAGAAAGCAATGGCAGAAGGAATATTATCAGAAGAACAAAGAATTGATAATTGAGAAAACAAAAGCGAGATGGGAAACAATGCCACGAGAGCAAAAGGATAAGTATAATGAGAGAAAAAGGCAGCGATATCGTATTTGGTACTTTTTATTAGATGATGATAAAAAGCGAAGTTATATAGACCAAACAAGGCAATGGATAGAGAATAACAAGGAACATCATGCAGAAATGAACAAACAATATTACCAACAAAACAAAAAAAAGAAAGATGAATCTGGCAAAGTACCAACCACACAACCAGGATGAGCAATCCATTATTGAATCAAGGCCTAACAGAATAGCCAATATTGAACCTAAAGATGCTTTTAGAAATGTACTCAATGTTATTAGCAGTCTCTTCCCTGTTTATGGCATTGATGGTGATCTCACATTTTATTCGACAGTTACTAAAGAAATCGTTAAAACATTTGGGCAGATAGCTGCCAATGAAATTGAAATTGCTTTTCGCCTTTTCGCTGCCCAGTCGCTTGACCTGGATGATGATGTAAAATTCTACGGCAAAGCAAATATGCACACTATCGGCAAAATACTTAATGCCTACCTTGTTTACCGGAGGAAGATTATTGCAGCTCACGACAATGAAGTCGCTGCCCTCCGGCACAATGCCACCATGGAAGAGAAAGCAAGGAAAGCAAGGGAAGAACTATACGCCAACTTTCCAACAATGTTAAAGGAATTTAAAGGTAAAGACTATACCACAGTGCCATTGTATTGGTATGATATGTGTTTACAGTTTGGTATGATAGAATATAAGGAAGGAGAGAAAAGAGCATTGTGGGAGGAAGCCCAGGCATTGGCATTGAAAGAGCCACCGGAGAGCATGGATCTTATGACTATCAGAAGTCATGCAAAGAAGATAGAACAAGGTAATACAAGAAGAGCCGCTGTTATTGCCCAGCAACTGGCAGTGTGGCGAAAGGTGTTAAAGAAATAAGTAACTGGTTTAAAATGTGTTGCAAGGTGTGGGGAGTTGACCTCACACTTTTTTTTTAAATTATTTTTATATTTTTATATAATTTATATACTTTGTATTTATTTTATTTGTATCTTTGAAAGGTCAACAAGACAAAAGCATTCATCACAACAAAAAACAAACAAAATGACAGTTCAAGAAATCAACAACCAAAGAAACGAAAAAGGTATCTATTCAGCCTCAAATGATGTTGCTGGATGGTATGCAATTTCAAGAGATGGAATACACATGATTACTTTTTACGAGGGTAAATATTCATTTTCTAAAAATAAAAATGTAAATAAATTTTATAATGAAAAAGGATTTGCAAAAAGGATTACTATACTATTAAATCAAGGTTGGTAATAATTGTTTCACAGGGCAGTCCCTCAACTGCCCTATTTTTTTATCACTATAAACAATCATCATGACACCAGAAGAAAGAGACGAAAAAATTGTAAGTATTCTTACAAAAATTTGTATTAATGTACTCGTAAAAAATCTGTTTGATAAGAATGGAGTACGAGTTTACGAGGATGTATTACACGAACTTAATCAACTACCGGTAAACGAAGATGACTATACTCGCTGTAACCATGCCCATGCTTTTTTACACAAAACAGCGATTGAGTATTTACAAAAAACAATAGTATTTAACGAAGAACACAGAACAAAATGAACCAGGCATCTCAAGACATATTAGACTACATTGTAGATAATCACCTTGCCCTCCGTGACATCACCGACGAAGGCATAAGCAAGGCCATTGATGCACTGTTTAATTTTAACGATTTACTACCTAAAGAACAAGTGCTATTTAATAGCATTATGGCACAAGCGATAGACTTTGAATGGATTGCTGAACAGTTGCAAAACTGGGCAGAGGAAGAGGAGTTAAAAAGATTAGACGCTCAAAGAGAAGACTATTATGATAATCACTAAAGCAAAAGTTAAATATAGTGCAGGCGCACCGAGAGAAGGGCAGTATGGCCCATCTATAAACATTCTGGTGGTATTTGCCGATGGCAAGGAAGCAAGGATATATGGAAAGCCTGGCGATCCTATACAGAGTTTAAAGCAAGGAGAAGTTATTGACGTTATAGATGATAAAGGGAAATTAAAATATGTAGAATCTGCACCAGCAGCACCTACCGCAGTACCAGTGATAGAGCAGGAGAAAGCAGAGGCAGAGAAGCCAGACCTTGCAGCGATAGCTTTTGAAATATCCTCTATTTACACACAGGCATACATTGACATCTACAACAAGCTAATTGAGGCAGAGATACCACATGACAATGCAACTGCCGCAACTTCTACTATCTTTATACAGGTGTTTCAAAAATTGAGATGAATGACTCTATACGTGCCAGTATCTGCGCTGGCACTTTTTTAAAAACTAAAACAACTTACCATGACTTTAGAGCAAGCTAAAAAAGCATCTGATATTTTACAACGTATAAACAGTGCAAACGAAACAATTAGCCTTTTAAAATTAAATGACATAAATAGCATATCATTTAATAAAATATCTGGTAATATTTATATTGGCGAACAAAGACTTGTAGATGATTTAATAGAATATTCTATTGATATTCTTAAGGAAGAAGTAAATATATTAATTAAAAAACTTGAATTATTATAGCTTTAAAACAAAGTAACCATGCTTAAATTACCAAAAGAACATCTATCTGTATCACAGATTAACCTATGGGAGAGCGATCCAATTGCCTACCAAAAGAAATACTTTATCGGCATTCCCGATCCTCCTTCACCTTTCCTTGAATTTGGCAAACAGTTTGCAAAAGACATAGAAGATTATGCTGCCGGTGTTCAAAGAGATTTTAACTTTCCAGAAGGATTTTTAGACATGACTTTAATTTACCTTTATC